TGATTACCGATGCCTTTGCAGTCTCTGAAACGGTTCCATTGCCTATCATAGCGGCGTTAGGAACTCGCCTGCGGATTGCCCAATCCTTCACGTTTTTACGTTGTCCGAGGTCATTACCCTGGATTTCATCCTGTGTTTCCACAAGAAGATCGTAGTGAAGGCTGTAAGGGGTTTCCCGCAACCAGGTCATCTCGCAGCGTTGGATTGCTCCAACACCACTAGCTAGTCAAACTGTTTGTCCTTGCTTGTTGGCAAGGCAGCTAGCTTTTGAGCACAGGTGATTTGCTAATGCAAATCCGTAGAACACCATCGCCATATAGGTGTTCAATACGAAGTTAATGCCCGACATAACACGGAGAACGTTGAAGTTGGTGGCATACACGCGGACCGCCGACGACAGGTTGGTGCCAACAGCGTTGTTGGACACGGTCAGGAGCAGCGTGGTGTTGTCGATACGCGACAAGTTGCACGTGCCGCTCGGCTGGTGCTGCTCCGGCTGCAGGGCAAACGAGTAAACGTTGATGCCGACAGCGGGGATGTTGGTGTGGTGCTGATACGGCTGAACCAAGTTGAAGTAGTTGCCGTCGCGAACCTGGAAGCGGTCGTGACCGTTGAGCTGGAGGAGCGCGGTGATGGTCGGGTTCTTGCCGGCCATGCCCTCGACGCGGGTGACCGAGTAGCCCGACTCGAGCACCGAGCGGTCCCACCAGTCCGAGTAGTTGAACGGCTGCTGGCCCTTCCACTGGTTGATGATGGCATCATCGCACGAGACGAACGAGTCGCGCTGGACGACCCAGACGAGCTCCTTGCACGGGTGGTTGAAGTTGAGCTTCAGCTTGTTGGCCGACGAGGTGATCGACTCCTGACCAGTGTACTGGAGGACATCGATCAGATACTCGTGCGAGACCTGGGCGAACTTGCGGCGCTCATCGGTGTCGAGGTAGATGTAATCGACATAGAGCGACGCGGCCGCGAGGCCGCACTGGCCGACACGGTTGCGGATCGAGTGCGGGTCCGCGGAGTTCGAGTAGTCCCAGCACAGGTTGTTGAGCGAGTTGAACTCGAGGTTGATGCGCACCTCGTGATACTGGAGGGCGATCAGCGGCAGAGCCAGACCCGGGTTGCGGCAGAACCAGAACTGCAGCGGGATGTAGAGGGTGTACATCGGGGCGCACGAGGTGATGACCTCGGAGGTGAGCGGCTCACCACCGTAGCAATCGTTGTCGCACGACGAGCCGCCCTGGTAGAGGAGGTTCGTGAGCTCGGGCACGTTGCCGACCATCTTGGCATAGCCAGCCTGCTTACCAGGCTCCTGGGTGAGCTCGTTCCAAATGTGAAGCCAATCACCGTAGTGCTTGTCGATGCGCTGGCCACCGATCTCGATCTCGACGTAGTCGATGAGGTTGTGACCAATCCAGTTGAGCCAACGGAACTGGGCGCCTGAGCCGTCCGATGACTGGAGGGCGACCTGCGGCAGGGTGGCCTGGAGGTACATGCGGTGGATGAGATCACCGTTGCGCTGGATGGTGCAGGTGACCTTCTTGCCGAAGTTCGGGGCGCCGTTAAACGGGTTCTCGATGGACTCCATGGCAAAGTTGGTGTGACGTCGATAAACGACCTTGAAAACAAAAAAAGTGAAAACCCTCCCTTTCGGGATATTTAGAGGACGTCACTCACTCAAGGGATTGGACTATAACTTAAGCATGTTGTGCGCACATGATGCGCCTTTCACACCCACTACCATTTAGTCTCTGAACTGCATTCATGCGATAGGAGAACCTATCGTGTAGAACTTGGCTGCGGATTGCCCATTTCGCGCGCGCTGCGCTTATCTTTCACATTGTTACTATCTCTGAGTTATGTTCTCAGCCATACTCCCTTTTCAAGGAATACTTAGTAGTGAAAGCTTTAGGGTGTTCCCGCAATTTGACAGTGTCGCAATTCCCAGCGTGGAATCACTAGTGACTGTGGCGGATGAGATCATTCTGCGATCTCATCATTTGGAACCACTAACGGACTTAATCAGATGAATATACTGTCTTATCATCTGCCGGTCACTTTTCAACCCCCTTCAAAATGTCGAGGTAATCTGCGGGTTACCAGTCAGGTAAACGTCTTGGGCGCCATAGGCGACGAGCTGCATCAAACCACCTCCAGTCATTTTTCTATACCTTCAGAACACAAAATAATTTTGGCCAATCGCGCGGTTTTTACTTTTTGGGGCTTGTGCCGTAGAGAACACTTTTTCTAAAAAGTCCCGTATGCCGGACGCCCCCCTTAAAATTGAAAGGCATTTCCTCTTTCCAAACTTCAAACCATCATGGCCGCCATCGCAAAAGAGAAACCCAAACGGGTGCGTGCGAAGTGTGAACATGGTAAGGAACCATACAACTGTGTGCCATGTGGTGGAAAGGGGATATGTGAACATCAACAAAGAAAGACAACGTGCATCCAATGCAAAGGATCAGGTGTATGTGAACATGATAGGATTCGCTCTCAGTGTGTTCCATGCAAAGGGAGCCGAATATGTGAGCATGAACGGATCAAATCTACGTGTAAGGAATGCAAAGGAAGCCAAATATGCGAACACGGACGCCATCGAAATGTCTGCAAAGAATGTGGCGGGAGTTCTATGTGTGAACATGGAAGCTACCGATACTCTTGCCGAGAATGTCATGGAGCCGGGATCTGCGAGCACAATAAACGAAAACAGTGCTGTAGTGACTGTGGAGGAGCATCTATCTGCAAGCACGGTCGTCAACGCTGCCAATGCAAGCCCTGCGGCGGATCATCATACTGCGAACATGACCTCTTTCGAACGACTTGTATCATCTGCACACCAGAGGTAGCCTGTCAGCATTGCCATATGGTCTATATAGGTGGATCCCTTTCTCGATGGAAGCCCTATTGTTTTCGATGTCATTGTGTCCTCCATCCAGACGAAGAGATCCCACGACGATTTCGCTTGAAAGAGCATGTAATTGTAGAGGCAATCAAGGATGTTCATGGATCAACCCTTACGATCATTTGCGACAAGAAGATTGAAGGAGGATGCTCTCAGCGGCGACCCGACCTTTTCATCGATCTCGGATCTCACTGTGTGATCATTGAAGTGGACGAGAATCAACATCGTCAGTATTCTTGTGAGGAGAAGCGAATGATTGATCTGTATGAAGACATTGGATTTCGTAAGGTGGTATTTCTGCGGTTTAATCCTGATGCTTACCACACAGGGAGTATGCGACATCTATCTCCCTTTTCTTTCACGGAAACAGGATCTCTTTCGGTAAATCAAGAGGAGTTTGATCATCGGATGCAACTCTTGAATGAGCGTATTCAGGTATGGAAAGAGAAGGAACCTGAGGAGCAATGGACTGTCGAATATCTCTGTTACAATATGGAAGCGCAAGCGCCCCCATACCCCCGTGGAGACATTCTGTCCCCACACCCCTCTCCATAGGAGATGAACAGTTCACACCCCCCGTGGAGACATTCTGTCCCCACACCCCTCTCCATAGAGGTGCACCACATGCTTACGTTGTTTTTATTGTCATAATGTAATCATGACAGCCTTCCGAAATAATACGGATTTCATAGCCTAACGACATGATTTCTTTAAACACATTGGTTTGTGCGACTTCATCCAGTTGATAGGTTTCAATGAGAATGGTAGGCTTACAGCGCCGAATTAAATCAATGCATCCTTCTAATACTTGAATTTCCATGTGTTCTACATCGATTTTGATCAAACTTACATTTTCAAAATGAAAATGATCCACTGGAACAATCGGGACGCTAACACTCGTATCGCTATTATCTAATGAACGTATGATAGAAACTCCTCCAAAATTGATATGGTCCGTTAAATGGACGGGCTTCATTTGTAGCGTCTCTATTTTATTTCCCACACCATAGGGGTATACCGTGACACGATCTGTTAAATGATTGTCAACTATGTTTTTAAACAGGATATCGCTATAGATCGGTTCAAACGTAAATACCTTACAATCTTTTGACAATACTTCACTCATCAACAAGGTTGTTGTCCCTATGTTACCGCCCAAATCAATGATATTGGTATGTGCTACATAAAAGTGTTTAATATAGTGAAACATCCATTCTTCCCAGTAATGACCATTTTTTAGAAAGCGTCCAATGCATTCATCACTTTTAATGTAATGGATGATTTTATTTCGTAAATGAACATTTTCTAATAGATGTTCATCACATCTATTGCCAATCTGTGTTTTTGGTAAAAACTCAGACATTATATTTCTACATGCATCATATTCTTTAGGTCACACTGTGGGGACACACGGTCGCCTTCGGCTCGGTGTCCCCACACCCCTATGGGGACACTTCGTTTCCCCATACCCCTCTCTCGTGGAGCGGACGTGATCTCACCCCTCTCTCGTGGAGCGGACGTGATCTCACCCCTCTCTCGTGGAGCGTACGTGATCCCGTTCCCCCACAGAGACACGTAATCAATAGAATATTGTGTAGATGCTCTTTCTCTCTATGAGAGAGGGGTGTGGGGACGCTTGCGTCTCCACTGGGGTGTGGGGACACGGAGCCGAAGGCGACAGTGTGTCTCCACAGGGTTTAAAAACCCCCTTCTGTTACCGTGTAACAGACATGAGTGATAGCGCATTTTTTAAGGTGAAAAATTCAAAGCGTAGCAACCCTGAAGCACGAACCACCTTAGATGCCATCCATCATCAGCGTATTCAGCAGATGGCGGAACAAAAAGACAACATCGGTGAATTCAAAGAAGAACTCGCACAACTCAATGAGAAGATTGCACGTGCCACCACCGATATGGAATTGTGGAAACTAGAGCGAGATAAGGAGCGACTCGAGAAACGAATCAAAACCATTGAAGACGGGACCGATGTCATGGATTATTATTTGAGAACAGGTGACATCCTATATAATTACTATGACATCCAGGACCAAATTCAACAGGGCACACAAACCTATTCTGCAAACAAGGCCAAACCAGGATCCATTTTGGCGATTTTGGAGGAGGTGGCGTTGGAAGAGGGAAAGTCCACCGTTGTGGCAGATTCAGGAAAGAAGGGATTTCAACGGAATCAATTGCTCAACGATTATCTACAGTTAGAGGACCCCTCGATGGCCCGTATGACAGTAGAAGAATATGATGATCCATGGACACAATGTGAGCACTGCGGAAGTGAAATGATCATGTGTCTGAATGAAGCGAATCTGACGTGTTCTACGTGTGGAAAGCAGGAATTTATCCTCGTAGATAGTGATAAGCCCTCTTATAAGGATCCGCCTCGTGAGGTGTGTTATTATGCCTATAAGAAGATTAATCACTTTAATGAATGGTTGGCGCAATTTCAGGCCAAGGAAAGCACGGAGATTCCCTCGGACGTCTATGATGCCATTTTGGTTCAATTGAAGAAAGAGCGAATGACCAATATGGGGACCTTGAAGCCCACCAAACTTCGCGAGATTCTGCGAAAGATGAAATGCTCCAAATATTATGAGCACATCCCCCATATTATTAATCGGCTGAATGGCCAACATGCCCCCTTTATGTCACGGGAAGACGAGGAGAAACTGCGTCATATGTTTCGTGAGATTCAGCCGTCGTTTAAAAAGCACTGCCCGAAAGGTCGTCGCAATTTCTTATCGTATGGGTATGTCCTCTATAAATTCTGCGAGTTGCTGGAGATGGATGAATATTTGGCGTGCTTTCCACTGCTGAAAAACCGAGATAAATTGTATTTGCAGGATAAGACCTGGCAGCTTATCTGTGGAGATCAACGTTGGGCCTATATAAAGACGGCTTGAGTCTATTTTTACAAAATCTCTCGTTAATTACATCAGAAACTATAAAATTGAATGAAATATAGAATGTAAAGAAAACACCAGAAAAACCATCGGCGTAAAGGCTAGTGAAGTGAGATAGATAGGAACCATGGCGGAACAAATGGCACGCATCTATCGCCTTCTGTGTGGAGATGGCCATTATTACATAGGAGCAACCACACAACCCCTCTTATTGCGGTTAAAGAATCATAAATCTCTTTCCAATACCACTCTGAACAAAATCTATACCCATTTGAATAAAGTGGGATGGGATGGGATTACCATCGAATTGGTAGAGGAATGTCTTTCTACTGAGAAAAAGGAATGCTTACAGCACCACATTGATTCTCACGAGGACGACCCGCTTTGTTTGAATTACCTGATGTTGAACATCTATCAGCGCGGTAAGATCTACTCCATGACAGGCGATGATGGACACTATTATATCGGGTCTACCACGCAAACTCTTGCTAGTCACTTTCATCAGCACAAAGAGTTTTCAAAAACACATGACACCCGTGTCTATGAATATTGTAAGCGAGTGGGATGGAAGAACATCACGATGGAATTACTGGAGAACTATCCATGCAATTCATCAGAAGAACTCCACACGCGTGAGGAATATCATCTTGCGCCCATGCGAGATGATCCCTTATGCCTCAATATCAACCGAGCACATCTTACTCCAGAGGTGCGGAAGATGGCAGTTAAAGAATACTACGAAGAGAACCGAGAACAGCTGGTATCCTATCAAGAGGTCTATCGCGAAGAGCATCCCGATCGAGTTGCTGCCTGCCAGGCCGCCTACAAAGCCTCCCGCCGTAAAGAGCTTGCTGAAAAACAGCGTGCCTATGCGAAGGAACACCAGGAAGAACTCCGTATCACACAGAAAGAGTATCGCAACTCTCACAAGGAAGAACTGCAGGCCTATTTCAAGAAGTATGTGGAGGACAACAAAGAGGCAGTTGCCGCTAGAAAAAGCGCATGGGCACAACGAAAGAAAGAAGAGACAAAGGAGGAGAGAGCGGAACAGAGTCGCATCAAACATGAAGCACGAGAGCAGAAGACACAACAACGAATCACACATGAAAATACTATTGTCACGTGTGAGTGTGGAGGAACCTATCAGAATTATCGTAAAAAGAGACATGATTCGTCTGGGCTTCATCAGCGATTTATGGAGACACACCCTCCGCTCCGTGTCCCTATACCCTCTCATGGAGACGCATAACCCATACTCGTTCTATTTTTTAAATCGCAAGAATCATCTTGTGAGCATTTTCAAATGTTCACCAGATAGATGGCATCCCTTCCCGCCCAAGTGCTCTACCAATTCATCATGAATCACATGGCACCCCTTCTGGCATCCAGTGTAGCAGGACTGTCTTCCTCTTATTTTTCAAGACGCCAGGACCCTACGCTCGTCCGTCATGATGTAGATGAAGAGAGAGAATTAGACATGCTCCATATGGATCGGCTTCTTCCATGGATGCGTATTATGTTTGATGAACCTGTCAAAGAAACGGACACGGTGGAAGCCCGACAGGCCTATAAAAAGGAACTCTACAGCGTCTACATGACCATTCGCTCCGATTATACCCAGTATCAGCAATGGAAACAGTATAATAGTAGTATTTGGGTTCTTTCCTCGTATCGCAAGAAAAACACGGCGGCGCTGGCAAAGAAGATTCTAGCGGACATCCGACTGTTTCATGAAGGATTAAAACTATTCTCTATGCGGATGAACTGAACAGATGGATCCAGTCCTGGACGCCATTCCCAGCAATAATCGTAGGGCGTTGATTTCTAATGAACAACTCGTGTTTTCGCATGAGTTCCAATTGTTGTCGATCAGTCCACCATAGAGGCGCGACACTCGAATAATCAAAGTTGATCATGCGTTCTTTCGGATATAGAAAGGTCTGTGTCTGCGCGCTACAAAATGCATTCATGTTCAACAAGCGCTGTTCGAAGGCATCGATGGATCCCGCATCCCATCCATACAATGTAGGCATTAAATCGCTCGCAAAAAGGCACGGGTGCGAGAGCGTTCCATCAGCACAATAAAACAACACCTTCCCTGTCGTTTTGTTTTGTAAGAGAGGGATGGTAGTATCGAATGCATCCTTTTGGATACAGAGGGACGAGGACAAGATCTCTTGAACAATTGGTTCGATGTCGACTTGATTGGCCCGATCATTGAAATCGACGCGAAGATGGATCATGAGAAAGGGGGAATCAGGATGTTGTGCCATGTAGTGTGCGATCTCTTCCATGATCGATGTCAGTGTATGTTCCATGAGATAGGTATGGGACAAATAGACATGTCCTTTGTAAAAAGAGACACGAAAATCAAACCATCGTATGCCCTTTTCCAATTGTTCTGTGATGGTGAGGGACTGATTTTGGACCCATGGGAGGACGGCACATAGACAGGTGTTTAGGAGGGAGCCGTATGTGCAACTGTTATGGGTTCCGTAGAGGGGCATGTTATGGTGTAAGATTTTATAGGGTTTGCCGCCCTGCGTTGTGCCTCCATGAGAGAGGGGTATGGGGACGCTTGCGTCTCCATGTGGTTCAAGAACGTGTAGGCTCCCTGAGAGGGGGTCGCACGGTGTTGGGTGTTTCATCTGAGGTTTCAAAACCGTAAAAATAGAGAAAATGAGTCCGGAGGGGGTCGATCTATTTTTTAAGTGATACAAAATTTTAAAAATAAAAATAGTTTGTCTCGCTTATTGTATTAGGCAACGCGGGGGAAGCCAACGAGACTTGCGCCGAGCCCAAATCCTGCTCCTTGACGCGCTGTAACAGCAACAGACGGGGAAACAGCATCGAGCATCGCAAAAACGACGGCGGCGAGGACAGCCAGGGTAGCGACCTCGTCCATCGGCAGAGCGCGCTTCGGGATAAAGATGGCCGCCGCAGCGATCACAAGACCCTCAATCAAATACTTGATAATGCGGTTGATAATCTCAGCAAATCCGTAGCCCATCATGTTCTATATTCCATCCGTAGAAAAAAAGACGCGCGTCGGAGAATCTCATACGCATCGCAACGCATACGCATACGCATACGCAACGCAACGAGTTTAAAGCATCCCCCTCTCTCTCCTCTAGACATGAGCACACCCGACGTCGTGGAAGATTTTTTGGAGGAGGACACTGAGATCCCTGGCCAGCGCTACGTTCTTCTGAGCTTCATCAGCCCGGAGAAAGTTCTGGAGAAGAAGGACATCTTCTTTTTTGAGTCCTTCCTGAAGACCTATGAGGTGGATTGGAAGCTGAAGAACCTGGAGGGATTTCTCGTGGATACCGTGAAGCATATCAACGCAGAGCTGGATGAGAAATCGAAGGAGTTGGACAAGA